GTTCAATCCAAGCTTAACGAGTGTTGCCCACGAGCGAAGTGGGCTCGGCACAATTGCTTGCGCCGGGCCAGCTCGTAGGTATTTGCTCAGCAAGTAATCTTGAGAAGGAATCACGAAGTCTCGCCACGTGTAATTGCGAGAGCCGCTCTTCTTGAGAATCGACACCGCATCACTAAGCCACTCAATGTGCATGGTATCCCCATCATGAGCGTCATGGATGGCGCGCTCGTAACTGCGGACAGGGTCGTAGGTCGGAGTCCACCAACTCTTCTTCAACATCTCAAGTTCGATGTTCATGATTGAGAAGGATCGATAGTTCATACCCTGTGTGTCGTACATAGACCCGACCACCTTCCCAACCAACGCCTCCGGTACGACCGATGGGCTTATGGTGTTAAAGAGTCGTTGGCACGACTCACTAGCAGGCCGGAACGCCCCTATCGTATCATACTCGACGGCCCCGATAATGCCTCTAAACCTGAGGAAGTGGCGGTGCAGAATCACCGGTCCACCCCCCCCTGCAACTTCTCCATCGGGCGTCACCTCGATGTCCAGTTTAGGGTGAGAGGCATATGCGCCAGGCTTGAGCTCAAGGTCGAAGGTGCGAACGAGGAAGTCCTTGAACGAGAAAACTCCCGGACAATCCGTCTGACCTTCCAGCACCAACAGTTTACGCCACGCTCCTTCCGGATGAGTCGGGGACTTCGGACCCCGTGGAACCGCAGCTATCCCGTCATCGCCATATACCTTGAAACACGGTCGGGTAGGAGTCTAATGGGACTCTCGTCTTTGCGAGCAGGCCTTTGGTACTCTCATACTTGAACGTTGCGTAGCGGTGGTCCTTCGCGGTCTTGAGCCCTACTTCGACATGAACCAGGTAGCACATGGCTGCCACAGCGCTTGCCCATGTGGTGATCCAGGACGTCGGGTAATCGCCGCTGCAAACCATCCCGATCACAGCCCTCCAGTCGGTCTCGCTCATCCACTTAACGAATTTACACGCCGAGTGGTCCCCCATCACGGCGGCTAATAGAGCTACACACCGGGAGCTTGACTTACGATAGAACATCAGAATGAAGACATAGCCGAGCAGGATCATGAGAGCTTTAACGGACTGATCCATCCTCTTGACATCCCAACTCCACCAGTCGTAATCTTCTCTGCCTCCCTGCAGAAGGGCGAACAAATCATTCGCTCCTCCATTGGCCCACTGGAACCCCAATAGAACTGGACCACGATTATACGCGTACTGATAGACAGGCGAGCAGATTACCCGATCAATTAGGAATTTGTGGAAACTAGC